GCTCCCGTTAATCGTTGAACCTTACAGACAAACAAGTCTACTCCATTCGTCCAGGCGTCCCCAACATCATAAGGAGTGAATGGAGATGGAAATGCGATCGAAGAGATAAATATCCTCCTCTTCCCATCCGCCGTATCCTTCGCCTGGCTGGCAAGTAGTAAAGCCTGCGTGATCCGGTCATCTGTTACCTCCTGCCATGAGTAAGCGCCGGAATCATACCGAAACCGGTACGACTTCTTGGAAACATTGTCAAAGTAATTATCGCCAAGGTGATCATCTTTCAGCTCCGCGCTTGTCCAATTGATCGCTGGCTCATTACTTAATGTGGGTAACCCATTCAAGAACCAGTTATCCACCCTTCCGTCAGTCTGCTCGCTAATTCCGCTGATCAGCGCAAGAACTTCTGTTTCGAGCTGGGATACTGGTTTGTTGATTCCATTTGAGGCGCGGAACCTAAGGTCTCCATATATAATGGCATTGTTCAGGTCGAAGCCGGTAGATCCATCATTCGACTGAATGTCTCCTGTTCTGATCCATCCGCCGGAGATTAATGTAAAACCATTGGTAAGCTGTAATTGGCGAATTTGAGTAGTGGCATCGACTGAGCTGAGCATTCCCATTTGGAAATGGTAGTAACTAGGATCGTCTTTTACTTTTATTTGAGCTTCACTGAATAGAATCGTAGCCGTCGCGTCTGATCTTTTGCATTTTGCGTACACCCATTTAAAGGTATCATTTCCAAACCCAACAGTCCCGCCATTGAACGACCATGTTTTTGGTGTTGACTCAATCTCTAAATGCACAATCTGACCAGCAGTATATCGTAACGTGTTTTTATCGCCCATGTAATTAGGCATGAAAACCGAATTGATAATCTGGAACTGTCCACCCTCTGAACCGAATAGCGCAATAAGAGCCTCTATGGTTTCAGCCCTGATCTTTCCATCTTTCAAGTATCCTTCTGTGTCGAAAGACTCGTTGATTAACTCGCGAGCTGATTTCCAGTTCTGCCTGGCGAGTACCGGATTGCGCAGGTCGTTGAGCTTGATGATATTATTCAATTGCTTCACATCCGAAACTACCCGTGTAATCGCGGTTATCTGATAACTATCAGCAATTTCAAGCGCGTACGAAAACGGATTGAGTACGTCACGGGTAAATCGGGTGACGCGGCTCGACTTATCAATAGCCAGGTCCGTATCCTTTATTTGAATGTAATCCCCCAGAGAAAAGAAATTGGGGATCACGCCGGCCGATGTTTTGTTTTGAAGGAATGCCGGGGTGACCGATAATGAATACGAAACCAAAGGGGCTTTATTCGCGTCAAGGTAAAGCTGCGCCTTTGTTCGCAATTCAGCTTCCGCCGCCGTGACGTACGAATCCGGCATTGTGATATCGAGAATCACATACGTGTCTCCTACCTTAATTGTAAACGGCTCAACCAGTCCCGGGATAGAAACCCCTTTCGAATCCTTAATGGGAATGATCTGAAATGATTTTGATTCGTGATCATATCCATTTTGCACCAACTCGAATTCATAACCAGCCAGATCGCCCGTATTGAAATGGATTTTAGCCGACTTCCCTGCGATCAGATACTTTGTCCCAAACTCGTTTGTTTCGTTCAGGTCAAAATTCATTGTCCCATCGAAGAATAAGTCAGGAGAATCAACGCCAACCAACGTGACTACCCCAATCCTGTGAGGCTTTACTTCCTCAAAGACTTTCGTTCCTTCCACCATCCCGAATGCAGCGATCGATGCAGCATCTTCAATGTAGTCATCGCCCGAACCAGGGTCTCCGATCATTAATTGATCCGCGAAAATTCGATAACCGGGTTTTAAGTTCTCAGAAGATCCTCGCGGGAATAAGCGGTTTACGATTTTTGTTTCCTTGACCGGCCTACGGGTTAAAGTATAAAGTCCTTTCCCTTGACCGTACTGGTAAACATCAGTCAGCACTTCCCCAATCTTTTTGACATTAATCGTTTTTACGGGCCCTGCCTGTTCAATATCATATTCGACTTCGAAATCCTTGCAAATGACCTGGGCCAGAGCTTCCAGGCAGTTCATTGAAGAAAAAGTCAATGTTTTGACATCTGTATCCAGCACATCTCCTTTCAGCCATAGGCCGGTCCCGAATTTGCGATTACAGTTATTGATCAGCACGTCAATGCATAGCGCCAGATTACCCGTCAATGAGAAGTCGCTGCCAGTATACCCTCCTGATGAATCAGTATTAAAATACAAAGCACTGATCAGGTCGCTTTGCGGGCCCTCGAAGGTTAAATTGTATTTGAAATCCCGATTGGCTGACTTTTGAGCGTCCGGGATGACATTTAAAGTGTAATATCTGCCGAAAACATGAATCTGATCGCCCAAAGTAAAAGCTACCGGCTGTGCGCTTTGAACTTCAACATTAACAACGTCCTGCCCGAGCAAATCCCGGGCTTGTTCCGCTTTTTCGACAGAGCAGACGAAAGGATGCGTCCTTTGAAGTGAATAGGTTGATCCGTCTGGCTTTAATAGTGTGAGGTGGGCCATTATGTCAAGAATTTATTCCATACCACTATGGCGTTCGTGCTAAAATTGGTAATGTCTTCGATCACCCCAGCAATCAATATATCGTAGGTATCGTAAATAGTGTAGTGATGGGTGATGGTCAGATTGGTACCAGGCTCGATTGAACCCAGGCTTCCGTCTCCCCAGAAAACTGTCAGCAGGTTCGGGGTGGTCAGTGTGATGCTTACGTCCGGAGTAGTGCCGTCTACCTTTATATGTCTGAGAATCTTTTTGATCGGCTGCAATTCAACCAAAGTCAGCTTGAAGGACCGGAACGCCGGGCCGCTCCTCCACTTGCCGTCAGAAAAATCAATCTGACCCGGGTGATAAACTTCGTATATGAAAGGCTTGGTGGCTACCTCCGCCCGTAAACGAACTGTCCCAGGTTTGTTGAATAGATCCCTGATCGTCATTTGGGTTTCTAGCTGCGCGTCTGTTCCTGTCGCCTTAAACCAGCAATCCAGTTCAATTGTACGGACATCGTAGCGCGGCGCGGCCAGATCAACCTGTGTTCCATGCTGGTCTTTCCAGTTGAAACTATTGGAATCCTTTATAGGTAGCTTATCGGTCAATCCGCGCTCCTTGGCCACGGTTACGCCGATCGATTTGAGGTCAACCCCATCGATGATGAATTTCACGGGAATAGTTGCTGTTGAAATGACTTCGCTCAGTGCCTGCTCAGAATAGGCGACACCTTCAATGATTTTGTAGTTATAAATCTGGCAGTAGCCGGTAGCGTCGTAGCCGTTGTTGTGAGCCATGCAGAACCCGGTAGCGTCTCCCCATGCAGGGTTTACGGTTTCAATGTCGCGTCTCCTGCCGTTTGTGAATGTGCAGTACACCCCATTATCGTGAGTGAGCGCAATATGCGTCCAGATTGAAAGGTTGGTATTCAGGTCGAGTTTGAGATACTGATCAGGCTCAGGGAATTTGATCGCGAAGAAGCTTTCGCCGGTACCCATGCCGGTTTGATTGGCGAGTACCCAAAACATGACGGTGTAGGTCGCAGTCAGGTCAAGGATTGAATCAATGATCTCAGCGTATCCTTCTGCCGGGAAGTAAACCACATTTCCCTCTCTCCCTTCAATAAACTGTCCATTGTGCACGGTGGCGTGATGGGCACCAGAAGCATAGTCAAATGCTACCGTAGACCCGTCCGCTTCGTCGAAAGGCAAGAACAGCTTTAAAACTTCCATTAATGATAGTGCGCGAGAATATTGTAACAAAAATATGCTTAATAATCAATATAATATATATATGCAATCAAATATTAATTGAGCCTTAGTTGCGCAAAATAAATATTTTCGAAAAAATATTGTCTGATATTTGATATTGATAATTAAGTATATACATTTGAATCACTTTTGCATGGTATTGTTGCTTTGAGAGGGCTACTATACCATTCTTACGGAATGGAAATTCCACCTGACCCCGGATCAACTCTCAATTGTTTCGGGGTTCTTCTTTTTATAGATATGAAACTTACCAAGTCGATGTTAAGGCCGATCCACGGAGCAGGGAAAAGTAACGCAAGGATAGACAAGCGAATAGCCGAAAAGTCCCAGGTTGATTTATATGCGATGCCGTTAATAGCCAAGCTAGATAAGCCAGTAGGGAGAGGTAATAACGCTGCAAAACGTGTTTACCGATTCGCTCGCGCTCTGATCATTGAAAAAATCATGAGAGACAGGCCATGGGAAGATAAAGATCGGCTAGATCAGGCCCGTAAGGTTCTGAATGAACGATTAAGGTTGTCGACTGAAAGGGGAAGAGCGGTATCAGTATAGCAAAATGAGCAGGCGATCCAATTCCGGGTATTTGGTAGAAACTAAATCCGGTAAACAAGGAAGAACTAAACATTCTGATGAGCCTATTGACGGAAAGTCGCCTGTATACCTTGAAGATGGCTCCAAAATACTTTGCAAGCCGGAGAATTTAAAAATGATCGGGTTTATTGACTAACAAAGTTTACTGATATGGCAAATATCTCCAAAATACAATGGACTGACGCGACCTGGAATGTTGCCGTAGGATGCTCGAAAGTGGACAAAGATTGTCTTTACTGTTACATGTATCGTCAGAGTCTTAACGGAACGCGTT